ATATGAGTACATAGATCGACCACGCAAGCATAGGTATATTTATTTTGCCGCCAATAAAACAGATAAAAAAATATTAAAGAAATGTCTTAACTACAAAACGCACCCATACCCAAAAGGTGAGACAAAACAATATAACTCTGGAGATAAAGTTTTAACACAAATGATTTTGGATATTTAATTTGATTGGTTACTTGACATTGCTATTCATTGCTAGTACTTGTGCGCCAAGGGAGAAACAAAATGAAATTTAAAACAAAACCATTTGCACATCAAATGAAGGCATTTGATCTTAGCAAGAAGAGGAAAGGCTTTGCACTTCTCATGGAGCAAGGCACTGGCAAGACTAAAGTCATAATCGACACTGCCGCATATCTTTACGAGAACAAGGCAATCGACACAGTGATTGTTATTGCTCCTAATGGTGTTCATCGGAATTGGGTTAACATTGAAATTCCAACTCACATGGCGTGTGAGTACAAGGCGACATTCTATTCAGCGCAAATGAAGAAGAAGCAAATTGAGAAGTTTGGTGAAGTTCTGGAGTATGACGGATTAAAGATATTCGCATTTAACGTGGAGGCATTTACATCTGTAATGGCTCAGAAGCATATGATGGTCGCTCTGAAAAATAATAAAGTTCTTATGGTTGTCGATGAGAGTAGTCGTATAAAGACACCGAGTTCGAAGCGCACCAAGATGATTACGAAGTTTGGCAAACATCCGAATGTGATAGCCAAGAGAATCTTAACAGGTACGCCAGTGACCAAAGGTGCTGAGGATGTCTTCGCCCAATTTAAATTTCTTAACCCTGATATTCTTGAGGCGACATCGCTCTACAAGTTTAAGGAGAGGTACTGTGTGATGGGTGGATTTAAGAACAAGCAGATTGTCGGCTACCAAAATATGGATGAACTGACCGAGCGTCTTGGCAAGTACAGCTTCAGAGTTCTGAAGAATGAGTGCTTGGATTTGCCTGAGAAGATATACCAACGACACTACGTTGAGATGTCTGCGGCTCAGAGCAAGCTCTACAAAGAGCTGAAGAAGTCTTTTGTCGCAGAGCTTGAGGGAAACATGATAGAGGTTCCAGAGGCGATTACACGGCTTCTCAGGCTACAACAGATATTATGTGGTTGGTTTCCAACCGAAGATTCATCTATTCCGATTGATAAAGTAAACCCACGCATTGAGGCATTGAGAGAGGTGCTAGGCAATATCAGTGGTAAGACAATCATCTGGGCGCGGTTTAAAGCCGATTTAAGAGCCATAGAGAAGCTATTAGGCTCTGAGGCGGTAAGTTATCACGGAGATGTCTCTAATGACGACAGAGAGCTTGCCGTACATAAATTTCAGAATGACCCCGATGTAAAGTATTTTATATCAAATCCACAGGCAGGTGGAATTGGTATTACGCTCAACAAGGCTGAGTATGCGATTTACTATTCGAACAGCTTTAACTTGGAGGAGCGTATGCAGTCAGAAGACAGGGCGCACAGAATAGGCACAGAGAAAAATGTGACCTACATTGATATTGAGTGCCGCAAGTCAATCGACAGTAAAATAATACAAGCACTGCGAACAAAGAAGTCTATCGCAGATATTGTAACCAAAGATCCAATGTCAATTTTTATGGAGGAAGAATAATGAATAACTTAAAGACAAAAAATATTAATGAGTGGACGGGCGGCTTAGACCCAGAGATGATGAGAAAAATATCTAGTGGTGAAACATATGATGTTTATTTTGTTCCTAATTTAACGCCAGAGGCCGCAAGGTATCTTTTAAATCGGAAACCTCACCCTGAGTCTAAACTTAATAGGCCACTAGATCCTCGTCACGTTAAAGAATACGAATTAAAAATAAAGAATAATCATTTTGCAGTTAACGGAGATCCAATTAGATTTGATTGGTTTGGAAGTTTGCAAGATGGTCAACACAGACTTCATGCTATTGTGAATACAGGAATATCTATTCCTAATCAGCACTTTGTTGCAGGTATAGACCCAGAGGCATTTTCAACAATAGATACAGGTATGCTAAAAAAAGATAAGGATATATTTTATGCTATGGGTGTTGCAAACCCTACGAAAATATCTCCCATGATTGCACTCCACAGAAAGTGGTTTGGTTTAAACAATCCGAATGATTGGAAAGAGGTAGACGAAAAGTATATTGCTTTAACGACTAGAGCAAGCACACATGATGCTCAGTATTTTGCAAAATTGTTTTACTTGTTTGGATTGTCTGAAACTCAAAAGAACGCTCTTCAAGAAGCTATTAGGATAACTAAGAATACATCAAAAAATCTAATTGTTAATGGAGGGCAGTGGGCAGGCGCAAGATGTTTAGCATTTAGTGTTTTAAAGGCAGGAAATTCACAAAGCTCTGCGGCAATACAAAGTTTTTTTAATGATCTATCAAATGAACATCCTCAAAACTGGAACCCAAATTTTCCTGTTAAGAGACTTATTAATAAGATTAAGAGTGAAATGAAACTTGTCTTTGAAACAAAATATAAATTTGATCCATCAATGAGAAATGAGTTGCTCATTAAAGCGTGGAATGCCTATGCCTCCAATGAACTTTTGTATCAAAAAGATGTAGAGCATTACACTGGAAAGGTTCCTAAAATTAAAGTTATAGGTGCGATCCCATATACAAAAAAGAAAATAGGTAACAGATAATGAGTGAGAAAAACTTTTGGAACTTAGTCAGGGATAATTGTCCTGTGAACATGCACCGAGTTGAGAACTCTGTGATGCGAGGAATGCCTGACGTTCATTACATTCGCAATGGCCAGTCAGGTTGGATCGAATTAAAGTATTTGGCCAAGTGGCCGAGCAAGAGATTTGCTTCAGGTTTAATGTTAAATCAAATGATGTGGAATAAACAATACCGAGAGCAAGGCGGAAACTCATGGGTTCTAATCCGAATAGGCAAAGAGTTTACTGGATTAGTTGCCGATGCCGAAGCACTGTACGGCAAACCCACAATACAAGAGTTTATGAACTTACTAACTTGGTTTCACTCTGGAAACTTTAAGAAAGAGAACTGGGAAGAACTGGCTCAAATTCTTATGAAAAGAGACGCTATCAAAGTTAGTGGAGATAATATCATAAACTTTCAAGAACGAGCTTGACTAATATAATTGCTATCATTAGTTATATATTTACTATTAAAAGGAGAGAGTAATGGATAAAGATGAACGTAAAGGAGTTGAAGGCTTCGAGTATAAGCAACTGGGTGTTCGACTTAGGGCAGATGTCTGGCAGAAGCTAGACGCTCACTGGGTTAAGACCCGTATTTCTAAAACGGCTATTGTTGAGATGGCTGTCAAGGAATATCTTGAGGGGCTTGGGTATTAGAGATGAGGTACACGCAGAAACTCGTAGATAAGATCTGGGATGATTCGGTTGACGGATTGTCTCGGCCTGAGATTGCCGCCAAGAGAAAACTGAAGTGGTCACAAATTGATTATGTCTTAAAGCATAAGAGGCCAAGTCAGATCTTCGATTACCACCATGAGGATACTTCCCCAGAGAAGGTGATCATTGAGGATACATACACTGTGGATTCCAATGGTGATGTAAAAATAGAAACCCCAGAAAGCAATTTGGTAAAGTCGATTGTTAAATTTTTTAAGGATTTTTTTAAATGATAAATAAAGATCTGAGCAACAAGGAGTATCACGAACATGCTTCTTATTCATCTAGCGATGTAAAGGCCGTTGCGACATCGACAATTTACCACTGGAAGAATGCGGTGCGAAAAGAGAGTGCCGCATTTGATTTAGGAAGTGCAGTCCACGCCATGCTACTTGAGCCCGAAAAGAACTTAGTTATTGAAGGCCCAGAAACTCGCAGAGGTAAGGAATGGAAGGAATTAAAGGATGCCACTGATTTTGGTGGTAAGATCCTACTTCCCAAAAAGGAATATCACTTGGCCGAGAACATGAGCCAATCCGCTATGTTTACAGAGAATGTAAATGAACTTTTGACGGATAGTCTACTCATTACCGAGGCCAGTTTCTTTGTTCACGATAGAATGTGTGAGCTAGACTTGAAGTGTCGGCCAGATGGATTACTGCCACACAAGCGCATAATGTTTGATATTAAGACATGTCAGGATGCATCGCCCACAGGTTTTGCCAAGGCAGTGCGTGACTATGGGTATGATATTCAGGCGGCATTCTACAAGCATGTTATGCATTTAGAGGGCGTGACAGTAAAAGATTTCTTTTTCATTTGCATTGAGAAGACGAATCCGTTTATAGTGCAAGTTCACAAATTGTCAGACGAATATTTAAACCACGCTCACATGCGAATGATACATACGTTAAAGACAATACGGGAGGCTGATGTTACTCAAGATTATTCAACAGGCTGGCCTGAAGTAAATACCATCGACTTACCTAAGTGGATGGAAAATTAAAGCGGAAGTCACGGAGCTTCTGACCTTATCCCAGTGTAGGGGTGCTACACATTAAAACCGAAAGGAGTTGCAACATGCAACATATAATAAATAATGTCTCTGTTCTTTACCCAAGACTTAACCAACCTTACCGCTTTGACAGTGGTGAGAATAAGTCCGTTCCATGTCAGTGGGATGATGAGGGAGCTTGCTATGAAACAAGTTTCGTCATGGAGAAAGACGAGGCAGTTACGTTAGGAAGAATCTGTAAGGAGGCGTATAAGAATGCGGCTTCGATGGGAAAGGGTAAGTGGCCTGCGGAACCGCAACGTCTACCTGCCAAGACTGTCAAGACAGATGACGGAACGACTGAGTATCACGGCAAGTGCCGTATCAAGGCCAAGTACGGCTCTGATAAAACTCAGCAACCTAAACAGGTTGATGCCAAGAGAAATCCTTTTCCAAGTGATTTCAGGTTAACGTCAGGTTCAAAGGCAAACATTGCCGTGACTGTCGTTCCCTATAATACGGGAACGGAGAGCGGTGTATCCCTGAGGATACGCGCTGTTCAAGTTACGGAGCTTGCGGCTGAGCAGGTGGCGGCTGATCCATTTAGCGTTGTGGATGGGTACACAACGGATAGTACATTTGTATCGGCTCCTGCCCCAGTGGAAGACTTATTGGAGGATGATGAGATTCCATTTTAAGTAAATTTAAAGTTCAGCCCAGTTCTGAGGAAAGGATTTTCTACTGGGCTGAACACCACCATTTTTTTGCGAGGCGGCAATATTATGATAGACGATAGTAAAGGAAAATACAAACCAGCTCGTTGGTCAGAATGGTCGAGTACGATCGTTCAGAGTTTAAACTTGAAGCAGGTTACACAGGGAGAGTATCACGGGGCGTGTCCAAATTGCGGTGGCAAGGATAGGTTCTGGATTAATGAGTATAATGGAGATGTGAAGGTTCAGTGCAGACAGTGCAATGACTTCAAGGAGATTACGAATATTTTACGTTCACAGGGATTGTGGCCAGAGAGGGAGAATGGTTTTACCGCTAAGGAAATAGAGTGGCCGAGTGTCTCAACTCAACATCCTTACTTGGCCAAGAAGAAGATCGCACAGCATAACGCACTGATCGATGGCGGTAACCTCGTCATTCCAATTAACAATCACATGGGAAAGAAGGTCGGAACTCAGACAATTAGTTCTGACGGAACAAAGAAGTTCTCGAAAGCCATGCCAGTCGTTGGTAACTTCAGCGTCCTTGGCGGAACGATTACAGACTTGGCGTATATTGCTGAAGGTTGGGCGACGGCCGCGTCTATTAGTGAGGCTACAGGCAAGCCTGCCGTGTTTGCGTTAAACGCCAACAACATTACGGAAGTTATTAAATCCCTGAAGATCGCCAAGCCACACGCAGAGTTTATTGTGTGTGCCGATAATGATGAGGCAGGGATTAAGGGAGCTGAGAAGGCGAAGGAAGATCACGGCACGATCTACATGCTCCCACCGAAGAATATGGATTACAATGATCTGTGGGTTGCGCGAGGTGCAGAAGTTGTGCAGAAGTTTCTAACGCCAAGAAGATTTCAGGACAGTGTATTCTGGGCTGACGATGCAGAGCCAATCCTGACAAACAATTACCTGATAAAGAACTGGCTCGGTGCAAATCAACTGAGCTGTCTTTACGGAGCCTCGAACACTGGTAAGTCTTTCTTAGCCCTAGATATGTCTTGGCACATTGCCACTGGCAGAGAGTGGAATGGGAATAGAGTTGTCGAGGGTGTTGTGCTGTACATGGCAACGGAGGGTGGTAATAGCTTCAGGAATAGAGTTTACGCCCTGAAAGAGCATTACGGAGATGAGAACGCACTGTTAGCCGTCAGGCCAAGTCCTGTCGATATGTTTAACAGTGACGTTGATCTGCCCACCTTGGAGAACTTATGCAATGAGATTCGCAATGAGAAGGGCGAGATTGCACTGATTGTTGTGGATACACTGTCCAGAGCAATGGCAGGGGCTAATGAAAATACATCGGAAGATATGTCGCAATTCATAAAGAACTGTGATATACTCAGGAACATCTCGAACGCTCACCTTATGATAGTGCATCATACAGGCAAAGATGCCGCCAAGGGAGCGCGTGGTTCGAGTGCATTGAAGGCGGCACTCGACACTGAGATAGAACTGGACGTTCAGAATGAGAGTGGTATCAGAACAGCACTCTGCACGAAGCAAAGAGATTTAGAGGGTGGTGCGGCATACTCATTCAGGCTGAACGTCTCAGTTCTTGGTGTTGATCCAGATGGCGATGACATTACGACTGTGATCATTCAGAAGGTTGACGCTGAGGAACTGGAGGATGCGAAGAAGAAGCAACCCAAAGGTAAGAACCAGAGGCTGTTCTTGGAGTGCTTTAATCAACTCAAGTCAGATAAAGTTGGGCAACCAAACCCAGCAGGAACTGGGTGGCCAGAGCCGCATACTTACTGGGTTATTCAGGAGGAAGATGTGCGTGAACACTTCACTGGGAAGTTCACTGGATCGAACCATAGAAGCGCGTGGAAGCAGACTCTGGAGGCTATGATTTCAGGTGATTTTATCTGTATGAACCAAGGTCAAATCTGGCTATTATCGAAAGAGGGCAAAGTATGAAAACGTATGAAAACACGAATGTAATAAAAACAATGACTTACGAATGCGTTTCATACGCTTTCCTACGCTTTCCTACGCTAGTTCATACGTGTATGAATTGTAGGAATTATATATAGATAATTCCTACTTCATACGGGAACCGAAAAAAGAGGATTATATGGGAAGTAAGACGACAGATATTAGGCCACGCTTTAGGAAGGTCAAAGGTACAGAAGGGTCAAGGATCTTTTGGCATCCCTGTTCAGTGTGTGGCGACACTGATGCACCCTTCGGGTTGGGCGTGTCATTAATGCATAATCAATTTGGAACGTGGTTCTGTGCCGTCCACTTACCAGACGATTATTACGAGAGGAAAAGAAAATGAAGGCAAGTGAGTTATTAAAGGAAGCGCAGAAGTTGGTGGATGAAGATCGTCAGAGTTCATACGGAGAACCTGAAGAAAGTTTTAAGAGACTGGCGAAACTGTGGAGCGCATACCTTGATGTAGAAATAACACCACACGATGCCTGTGTTATGATGACGCTTTTAAAAATTAGCAGATTAGCGTATAAACCAAGCAAAGATTCAAGTACGGATGGAGCCGCATATTTATGCCTTGCCCATCAAGTGAGTTAACCCCCTGCGTCTGGTCGCCTCTATGACGCTTGTTTCTCCCAAAACTTAGGGGGTGACTGACCCCTGACTCAAATTGAGTTGGGGGTCTTTTTTTTTATTTATTTTACATTTGGTGCTTGACAGTGCTAGTAATTGCTATTACTTATAATATATAGAAACAAACAAGGGAGAAACAAAATGGAAGATTATCAAAGAGAATTTTTAATGAATTATATACCATCTTATATTCTTTTAGATGAACTAAGCAAAAAAATTAATCACCTTTGTCAATTTGATGATGTGACTGGGGGTATGATAAAGACACTCGAAGCAGAAGAATTGGAATTGTATCGTGCTGTGGGTCAACAACGGAGAGATGCAGAAGAAAATGTAATAAAATTTACTGAGATGTTTGATGAAAATGCCGTCGATATTGTTCGTATAAACGCCTACCATACATTTCGTGAACATGTAGGGCCATGCGAAGATTTTGACGATCACATGGTAGAAGCATTTATAAATGCAATAATAAACAAAAGCGAAGATCATTGTAGAGATCTTTATAATCACGTTTGAAAGAGGAGAAACAAAATGGAAAATATGACCACTAAAGAAAAGCTCAATGAACAAAAAGAGTTTGTAGTAGAATTAACAGAAAGATTGTCGGGTGATTCAGACTACAATAGTTATTTGCAATCTAAATTGTGGAATTTACTTTTTACCCTTAATCAAATGGAAAGGCATATGAAATGAAATTCTTAGTGAAATGGTCGGAAGGTTACTACGGAGATGCAAGGCCAGAGGTTGTTGCATTAGATGAAATCAAAGAATCTAGTGCGTGGGATCTTACCGATGACGTTATCGATACCTTGTCGAGCCTAGAAGTCGGGCATGAATACTTTCATTACGAACTCGGAAGTACACTTAATTTTATTAAATTATAAAGGGAGAAAATCAAACAAAATCAGCCTCACTTCGGTGGGGCTTTTTTTTTGTAAAATAATGTGTATATTGAAAGAGAGCTTTATCAAAGGATTAAAATGTTACAGAAAAATCGTGGTGGAAGACCAAAGTTTGAAATAACTCCAGAAATCTGTGAGCAAGTGGAAAACCTCTCAGCGCAAGGTCTTACAGTCGATCAAATCGCCTCAGTGCTTGGTGTGAGTAGGCAAACAATCTACGAAAGACAGAATGAGTACCCTGAGTTTTCTGACGCGCTAAAAAGAGGGCGTGGAAAAGGCGTGGCCAATGTAACCAACGCTTTATATACAAAAGCAATAGATGGTGATAACACGGCCATGATCTTCTACTTGAAGAACCGAGCAGGTTGGGTGGACAAACAGGAAGTTCAGTCAACTGTTGAGCAGAGACATGTCATAGATTTAACTAGGATTCCAGATGACCAACTTGAACAGCTTGAAAATGCATTTAAGCAACCTGACTCTCGAACAGGTGATGGCCGAGAAGTATCGGAGATCATTGAGGGAGTTTACGAAGGCTAGTTGGCCGTCTATTGAGCCTGCTCAACCTTTTGTGAACAACTGGCACATTGATGCCATTTCCGATCACCTACAGGCCGTTGTGGAGGGCGATATCAAACGCCTGATTATAAACGTGCCTCCCAGACACATGAAATCGATTTCTGTGGCCGTAGCACTGCCTGCTTGGACTTGGACGAAGCAACCTGACAAAAAGTTCCTTTATGCGTCTTACGCAAGCTCTCTGTCGATCAGAGATAGCGTTAAATGTCGTCGGTTGATCGACAGTAACTGGTATCAGGATCATTTTAGCGAAATGTTTGATTTAACATCTGACCAAAACCAAAAGCAACGATTTGAGAACGATAAGACTGGCGCAAGGATTGCAACATCGGTTGACGGGGCGTTAACGGGTGAAGGTGGCGATATAATAATCATTGACGACCCACACAACGTCAGAGAGAGCGAAAGCTCACTTGTGAGGCAGGGTGTTCTTGATTGGTGGGATCAGGCGATGCAAACACGGCTTAACGACCCCAGAACAGGCGCATTTATTATTATCATGCAGAGAGTCCACGAGAATGACTTAACAGGCCACATTCTGGCAAACGATCTAGGCCACGAATGGGATCACTTGTGCTTGCCTGCTCGGTATGAGGTTGGCCACCCAACACCGACTGTATCTTCATTAGGCTTTGACGATCCGAGAACAGAGGAGGGCGATTTACTCTGGCCAGAAAGAATAGACGGCAGAACACTCGACAATCTGGAGAAGAGCCTTGGAAGTTACGCCAGTGCAGGTCAGCTACAGCAACGTCCTGCACCGAAGGGCGGTGGAATCTTAAAAGCCAAGTGGTGGGTTCCTTGGGAGAGCCAAGACCTACCGACAAACATTGAGTACGTCATTCAGAGCTACGATACGGCATTCAGCACAAAAGATTCGGCTGATTACTCTGCTCGAACGACTTGGGGCGTGTTCAGGAAAGATGGCATGATGAACATCATGGTTCTGGATATGTGGTACGATAGGGTCAGCTATCCTGACCTAAGACGCATTGCCCAAGATTCATATTACGAGTGGGAGCCTGACGCAGTGTTGATCGAAAAGAAGGCATCTGGTCAATCTCTATTGCAAGATTTGCGTATGGCTGGCATACCTGTTATCGAATACCTGCCTGACCGAGATAAGCAAGCGAGGGCGCATGCAAGTTCCGCATTGTTAGAAGATGGAAGAATTTACTATCCTTTTGATAAAAAGTGGGCTAAGGATTTAATTGACATATGTTCAGCATTTCCTGCTGGAGATAATGACGACATAGTTGACACATGTACGCAAGCATGGCTAAGATTGCGAAAAGGTTGGTTTGTCGGCCACACTGATGATTACGAAGATGATGAATACACTGAGCAAAGAAGGATGACATTATATGGCTAGGTCACCAATTCTCACTAATGAATTAGCACCATTTGCAGAAGGCGCACCAGCCGATGATCTGCAAGTCGAAGAAATCTCACAGGAAGAAGTTTTAGTTGGCGATCCAGATCTAGACATTGGCATTGAAGATTCGCCAAACGATTTTGATTCGAACTTGGCAGAAGTGATTGACGACCGAGATCTAATGCGAAAAGCACAAACTTTGATTTCGTATTTCGAGACTGACAAAGATTCTAGATCTGAGTGGGAGGAGCGATACAAGGAGGGGCTGAAGACAGTAGACCCTGACGGTGGCTTAGACGAATCAGAAGATGAGAGAGCGACCCGTGGATTATCGACAGTCGTTCACCCGATGATCGCTGAGGCGGCAACACAGTTTAACGCCAGAGCGATTGCAGAGTTATACCCATCAGGCGGCCCAGTGAAAACTGTTATTGTTGGTGATCCGAGTGAGGAGCTAGAAGAGCAGTCAAGGCGCGTCAGAGAATTTATGAATTACCAGATTACTCAGGAGATGCCTGAGTATTTCCCAGACTTAGATCAAATGCTATTCCACCTACCTTTGGTCGGTCAGACCTTTAAGAAGGTTTGGTGGGATGCGAATATGGACAGGCAGTGCGCCCAGTTTGTAAAGGCAGAAGATTTTGTTGTAGCTCCAGAGAGCAAGGATTTACCGACATCACCTCGGTACACGCAAGTGATTCGATTACCGAAAAACGATTATAACCGATACGTTCAGTCTGGCTATTATCTTCCTGTTGAATATCAGGGCAGTGACTTAGATCCATCTGGAGATACTGTTGGCGAGATTGAGGGCGTTGACCAGTATGGCGATGACGCACAAGATCAAATCGTGACGTTGCTAGAGATGCATGTCTACGAGAAGTTTAGTGGTGTAAGCGATTACGATAATGACGATGAGGAGGAGGACAACGAAGTTCACTTCCCATACGTTGTTACGATTGATTACGATAATCAGTCGATTGTGAGTGTCAGGAGAAACTGGCGAGAGGATGACGAGCGCAAGATCAGGAGAGATTGGTTTGTCTCTTATAAGTTTTTACCAGGTTTAGGTTTTTATGGTTTTGGCCTATACCACATGATCGGTGGATTAGGAAAAGCGGCAACAGGCTCACTGAGGGCGTTGCTTGATTCAGCGGCATTTGCGAATATGCAGGGCGGCTTTAAGTTAAGAGGAAGAGTTTCGGGTGGAGAAGTTCAGGTAAATCCTGGTGAGTTCGTAGATTTAGACGCAACAGTTGATGACGTTAACAAGGCGATAATGCCATTGCCATTTAAGGAGCCAAGTCAGTCGCTCTTTAATTTGCTTGGATTTATTGTTCAGGCAGGTCAGAGATTTGCGAGTACAGCGGATTTAAATGTTGGGGATGTAAACCCTAATGCACCTGTAGGCTCCACAGTGGCTTTGATAGAACAAGGCAGTAAAGCGTTCTCGGCCATCCATAAAAGGTTGCATTATGCTCAAGGGCAAGAGTTCAAGCTACTGGCTGAACTAAACGCAGAGAACTTGCCCGAATCGTTTACATTTTCGTTGTCGGGTAGTAGCGAACAGATATTCGCGGCAGACTTCAACGATCGCATTGACATCCTCCCAGTCAGTGACCCCAACATATTTTCAACGGCACAGAGGATTGCTCAGGCTCAGGCTATTTTACAGATGGCTCAGTCAGCACCTCAGTTCCACGATTTATACAGCGCATACAAGCGGATGTATGAGGCGATACGAGTTCCCAACATTGACGAAATCCTGAAGCCGCCTGAGGAGGCTGTCCAGATGGATCCGATCGATGAGAACATGTCGGTGATGTACGGCAAGCCAATTCGTGCGTTTCCTGAGCAAGATCACGATTCTCACATTGCTGTTCACTTACAGTTTATGCAAGATCCATCTCTGGGCGGTAATCCAGGTGCGGCACAAATACAGCCTGTACTGGTAGCTCACATAGCGGAGCATATTGCGTTACTTTACAGAGTTCGAATGGAGGCTGGTATTGGTATGGAAATGCCGCCAATGCCTGACTTTAAAGACCCAGACTTTAAATTTGAGGATGTAAACCCTGATTTAGACAGGTTAATTAGCCAGAGGGCGGCTCAAGTTGTTCAGGCATCGCCTCAAATGCAACCAATCCCTGCTCTGCAAGCGGCTATGCAACAAGGTCAGCAACAGGGTAATCCACTACAGTACGCGCAACAGCTTGCACAATTAGAGACTGAGGCATTAAAAGCTAGAACTCAATCGCAGATACAAGCGGATCAGGCTAAAGCGCAATCAAATATCCAGATTAAACAGGCAGAAGCACAGCAAGACATGCAAATCGAGCAGATGAAGGCTCAGGCTGACCTACAGGCTAAGGTAGCGAAGCTAGAGGCTGAATTACAGTTAGAACGTGAGAAGAACGCGGCTGATATTCAGTTAGAGCGAGAGAAAAATGCGGCTGAACTACAGATGGAGGCAATGAAGAACGATGGCGTATGATATGTTGGCCTCTATAGCACCGATTAATCCACAGGCATTTGGCCCCGTTATTCAGCAGGGTCAGCCTCCTATGCCACAAGGTCAAATGCCTCAGGGCGGTGATGTAATGACGCAGTATTTGATGAATAAGATAGCTGAAATCAGGGGTGATAGGGGTCAGGGCGCATTAGATGGCGTTATGGCATCTATGGCTCAACCACAAGTAAGAAGAGGATAGTTTTATGTGTTTTGGTGGTAGTGGTGGAAATCAGGGCGGTTCTGGCAGTCAAGAAGACGCTGAAGTAAGACGATCGCACAGTAAGGCAGGGATTTCAGCGGCTGAAACAAGACGTTACTTTAGGGAGCGCGATAATCCAGCGCATTCACGAAACGAAAATGCACCTGGAGCTTCTAAATCTGTATCTCACTCCAGAGATGAGGGCGGTAATTTAGTCTCTCAAAGAGTTGAGTATGGGCAAGGTAATTTTTCGGATGGTAGCATGAAGGCTGAGAATATTCTTGGTAAACGGGATGATGTATTTTCAGTTGGTAATGATTTAAGCGTTGGCGGTAAGATATTTAGCAATGCAAGACTGAGTAAAAGCGGAAATTCCATAATAAGCACTGACCCTAATAATGTTGGAACTATTGGCGGCATTACGAGTAGCGGTGGTTTATGGGGTGGACAAGAAGTTCAGAGCGCGTTGGGTGTAGGCGCACAAGACAGTAAAGGTATTGCGACAGGGTTAGTCACACCACGTTTGGCCGCTCAGAATTTAAGCAGAACCGAAAAATATCAAGAAACATCTAATCAATTTGCAGGCAAAACACCTGCGGAGATAGCGGCTATTAGGGCGGCAAATAAGGCTAAAAATCCTTTAGATAGGGATGGTGATGGTAACATATTAACATCTACGGATGCTATGGGTCGTGTGTATGGCATTGGAACGACAGGCGATGGCTCAGGCGCACAACCTGTTATTTATGACCCGACACTTCCAGAGGCATACAGAGGTATTCCACAGTTAGACCCTAACAGAGCGTCAGATCCTAATTTAACTATGTTTGGTAAGGGCATGAGGAAAGCAGGTTTGCCATTGGCAGGTGCGTTGATACCAGGTGCAGGTGCGCTTATGTTACTTAATAAATTTGAAGATAAGGTTCCAAGCGCACTAACGGGAAGAGGAACGTATTCCCCTGCTTATGATGAACCCATTGGGCCAAATTTACCCACAACATTCGCAACATCAAATGAAAGTGCGCCAAATCCATTTGGAGCTTTTGGAGATATGGGTGGAATTGAACCAGAGGCATCCTTTCAACAAAAAAATCCAATGGGTGCTTTAACAGCCACTAGCAACTTACGTCCAACAGTAATAAATGATGCAACACGAGATCGTATGAGAAATGAAGCCGCACTTCTGCCCCCAACAGTAATAAATGACGCAACACGAGATCGTATGAGAAATGAAGCCGCACTTCTGCCCTCTGCTGAGACAGTTGCAGTAAATGACGCAAAGCCAGAAATAATGCTAACAAATAATTTACTTAGAACTCCTGTGCCTCAAGCCTTGACGGGTGGATCTATGTATAATGCTGGAAAAGGTGGAGAAAGTATAAGAGATGCGGCAATGGGTAGAAACATGATAGTACCACCTACAAACTTACCTTCTACAGAATATAAAAATAGGACAAGCGATGACTTCTCAAGTATTCCTTATGATAAACGATCTACGATAATTCGTGGAAATGACTATCCATTAAATGACGCATTTATTTTTAGAGATCTCTATCTTCGCGATGATGATATTGAAGCAATGATGCCACCAGTTGACGATGAACAATCAATATATGATAGGTTTAACTATAGAAAATGGTTGGCAGGAGATCC